ATCTCCATGATTAGAAACCATTTCTCTAGAAGAGATTTTACTATCACCTTCCCAATATTCAACAAAGAACAATTCTTTTTTGGTATCGAAATAAACGATTGCTTCTCTTCCTTGATATTCTAGTTCACCCCAGTGGTGGGATATTTCTTTTATAGACATCTCTTAACCTTCTGCCTCATCTTCCCATTCTTCAAATAAATCTTCTTCCATATGGTAACGAAGAACGGTCTTAATTGAATTTCTTACCATATAGAATTTATCAAGACTTATGTTCGTTTCACCTGCACGATTCATAGCAGAAATCATTTTGATATCATCGTTAATATCTAACCAATCTTCTTGTAATTTCGTTATGATAATATCGTGCGCATATTCATCTGAAATCTGTATAAACATTATGTCACCGTAAAATCTTTAAACTTCGACATTTTTTCTTGCATTTCAGTTTTGTCAAACACAGGTGTATCATCGGTTAGTGTTTGTTCATTTTCATCAACATCAAACAGTCGCATCTTAGCACGATCAACTCCAACAACAAATCGTTTATCGCGAGTCGGGTCATTGTACCTGTTTTTCAACTGTTTAACCATAATTTGCCCTATCTTCTCCAGTTCCTCAGTCGATATAAGAGCGAACATGAGATCCGCTGTAGCTGGTAAACCAAAAGACTCAGACGTATCTTCCAAACCAACATCACTATTTCCATAGCCTGACCTAGTAGTTTGGGTGGCGGAAAATACAGGGACATCGAACTCAACCGCGAGACCGCGAAGTTCTTCTGCAATCGCCTTAATATAGTTGTAAGAATTGATAGCACCACCCATCCCTTTCATTCTTGAACTTGAACAAATATTTAGGTAATCAATAAAGATGATATCTGGTTCAAATTGACGTTTCAGTTTCAGTTCGTTGAGTAACGCACGGAAGTGACCTGCATGAGCAGAACCAGTAGGATACTCTTTAACAATCAATTTACCTGTAGTCTTACGAGCGATATCTTCAACTTTAGTACGATACATATCCTTAGACATATTTGGTAATTGGTCTATGGGAACATTTAATAGATTCGCATCTATGCGTTCCGCAATGCGTTCCTCAGCCATTTCCATGGTGATATAAAGAACGTTCTTACCATCCACCAAAGCACCTGAAGCAACGTGACACATAAATAGAGACTTACCAACCCCAGTACCAGCAAGGGCAATATTAAGGGTTTTATTAGGTATTCCTCCTTTCGTGATCTTGTTAAAGTATTCAAGATCGAAAGGTATTCTGGACTCCTCTTTATGGTAGAAGTCGTATCGGTCTTCGAAGTTGTCGATGTAGTCGTGTCCGACATTAGTATCAAATGCAACACCCAATGCTTTAGATAAAAGATCAGGCAATGCTCCCTTAGTTAGTGATTCATGTTTACCGTCAATAATCGATATTGATTCCATAATCGCATTATGGATTGCTCTATCCTGACACCACTTTTCTGTACTATCAACCAACCATTTATCGTCAATCGTTTCAATCGCGAATAACTGTGGAACGATATCCATAGCAACGCGAAACTGATCGTCCGACATATTTGTCGTTTCTTGCAGTTCAATAGTAAGTGTTTCAGAAGTAGGAAGGCGATTGTACTTTGCAACATACTTCGCTGCTTCTTTGAACAGTGATTTATAAACACCTTGAAAATAATCTGCCTTTATGAAGGGAAGAACCTTCCGCATAAAATTTTCATCTGTTAGGATATTTCTTAGTATTGTTTGTTCTATATTTGCTTGCATTTAATTATTATATCATATCCTATTGTAAAAGTAAAGTGATTATTCACGTTCCTGCATTTCAAGTTCGTCTGCTTCGATCGCTTTAGTTATGATATGCTCTAGGAGTTCACCTGCAAAAATTTGCAGTTCTTCATCTTCGGTAGATAACTCAAGATCAGGTGATTCTACGATATCAAAATTAAACGATAGAGTGTCAGACCCGTCCTCGTTGAAACTAATCGCACCATACTGTAAGGTGGTTTCGTTATACATTCCCTCAAGAATGCGAACACCCCAAGCCTGTTCGTGAACAGGATTAGGGATCAATTCATACGTTACATTTTCATCATGCTGCATCGTTATCTACATCTTCTAATGAATTAGAAAGATTACCACCGATAGCAAATTTACCTTTTACAAACTCTTTGAAGTCAGTTTCTTCTAGGATTGGTTTCCAGAACTCTTCGTTGAGAGTTTCTTTTTCTCTGACTTTGGGGTCCACCATTTCTCCAGTGCTACGATCGACACGACAATACCAACCATTGCTAGGTTTCGCCACGTACTGTCCATCAAGTGCCACGGAGAGCAAACCAGAATAATGCTGCACACCACCATCCCAAGAAACGGAAATAGGAATCTTAGTTTTTTCTTTAACATAACGAGACTTCTCTACATTGATTACAAAATGATATCCCTTGATTTCTGTGCCAACCTTATCTTGTTGACGACCAAGGATCCAGATATTATCTGCTGAATAGTAAATACCAGTTCCACCTGAAACAATCGCTTTAGGAAATAAACCAATTTCCATATAAGTATGATTCACCGCAAGCAGTGGAATATTTTTCATAGCAAGATAAGGTGTGGTCATACGGAACAAACCTTTCAATGCTTTAGCACGACTCATATCTGCAACTGATTTTTCGTTGATAGCATCATCAAGTTCTTTCTTAGATGCTAAGTTACCAACCGAGTCAATAACAACGATAACTTTATCATCACGATCTAAACCCTCGAGTTGCCCGATCAGGTCAAACTTGAGTTCTTCTACATTCGTAATAGGTGTATGTAACACTCGTGATGTATCAATATTATATTGTTCAAAGTATGCTTGAGGCGAACCAAACTCTGAATCATAAAATAACATAACAGCATCTTTATATTTTTCGAGATATGCTGCTGCCATAATCAAAGCGAAACTCGTTTTGAAGTGCTTAGATGGACCTGCTAGTACTGTAAGTCCTGGAGTAAGTCCTCCGTCAATATCACCTGATAAGGCAACATTCATCATAGGAACGCTGGTAGTCACCATGTCCTTTTCATTGAAAAACTTAGAGTCAGACAAGACTTCAGTTGCCTTGACTTTACTATTGCTTTTCAGTTTATCCATAATACTCATTTATTTAATCTTCCTTTACCTTATATGCCATATCTTCTTCTAATTGTTTTACTCTAGTCAACAGTTCATCAACCTGTTTTTGTAATGAATACTCCGTGACGATGCGTGGTGATTCTTTTGCAAACTGTTCTTTAATCCAAACTGATGTCTTTGACATTTTTATTCTCCCTGTCGGAAACTCTTTTCCTGAGATCACTTGAAGAGAATCTGTGATCTCTTTTGTTGTAATAAATTTCTATCCCTCGCTTTGAGCAAATAGCACGACCTGTAAATGTTTTCTTTTTATATTCTTCTCCTATTATCCTGACATCTATATCATACATATTCAAGATATCTTCAAGATCCTTTTCTGTAGCATAGGGAATTACCTCATCAACATAACTGATTGCTGATAATTGGATAAACCTTTCTACGACTGTTTGAACAGGTGGATTTTTTTCTGCACGATCTAAAGAAGGGTCTATCTGTAACGCACAAATAAGATACTCACATTGATCTTTTGCTTCTCGAAGCATTTGTACATGACCAGCGTGTAGCAGGTCAAATGTGGATGCAGTGATTCCTGTTTTCATAATTACTTATATCCGATCTATCCAAAAAACTCTTCAAGATCTGAAGTAACTTTTTGTTTAAAAGATTTTTTCCAAGCAACTCGAACTTCGGTACGAGTAGAAGAACCCTCTTCGGCAACCCAGGATGGATTTTCTTTTTCATATTGTTTAACAAACTGAGGGAACAATTTTATAAGTTCTTTCTGAGACTCATCCTGATTAGCATTCCTTCTATGTACAGAGTTGCCACCCGTCGCTCCATGCTTATGATCAAACACCCAATCATGTAACACAAGATTCTTGTGACCTTTAGTGAACATAGCAAGTAAGGCATAGAAATCTTCAAGGATTGTAGCAGTTGGGTTGATTTCTTCTAGACCAGTAAACCGTACATCTGCTTCTCTGAACATACTTCGGTTCAAACCATAGCAAGAATATGATCTAGTTATTTCAGATCTTTGTTCTTTATGTAAGGTGTTGCTGCTTTTAGGTGATGGACCAACCCAAAAGTAATCATCGAGTTCACGTTCGATCTCTTCGAACATTTGCTCATATTCTTCTGGTTGTGATAGGCGAACATGCTTGATTTTACCTTCAACATAGTTTCGCTTCCAGAATATACATTGGTCGTCTATCACTAAAACCTTTTCATCAAACTCTAAACATGCTTGACGAACCTTCGGAATCTGTAGTTCACCTTCGAACTCATGTACAGTCATTCCAGGATTTTTTTCTTGTAACAATTTACCACGACCACTATGCGTGCAAACAATAATCTTTTTACGAATAGACTCTGGCATTTCGTAATAACACTTTTGCATTTCTTCACGTTTATATGTCGGAATTAATATCTTCATTCTCATTCCTTATTATATCATATTTTATCAATTAAGTAAAGTCTTAATATTGTCAACATTGAGTGCTTTGTCGTCGACATAAACATCGGCATATGGTTTACCAAATATTATATCATCGTATGGTACGTTATGTTTCTTCAACCAATCCACTGTAACCTTACCAACGTCTTTATAAATTTTATCTAGATCACCATTATGAGTTAACATACGTCTAGCAGTATAGATTATTATGGTGTTCCCAACCTTTAGTTTATTTATCGCACTGATGACTTCTTCATTAGGAGTTGCCAAAGCATACTTTTCATGAGTAGTTTCTGCATCGTGATTAGGAAAGCAGATAGTGTCATCTAGATCAAAGCAGTATATCATCGCACCATTCTTTATACAGTTTTTGGTTTTTAGGAGTGTCAGAATGTAGTGGTATCAAACTGCACATTAGACTATCTGTAAGAACTTCGATAGTGCCAAGAAACTCTCTGTAATTATTATATAGGAAAGTATCCCACTGCTCCCTATACTTATGTTGGTGGTTTCGATAAATATAATTTGCAACATATAACCCACCATCGATGTAATCGTATGGAGTCGTAAACGTCTGATTCAACTTTGCCAAATCATATAGGAAAGAACCGTACAAGTCACCCTTCGGATCAATCAACTTGATCTCGTTAAGTTTTTCGTCATAGAATATATTACTTCCCACCATATCGCCATGCATGATAGAAGTGTTAGATTCTATAATATCTTTATGCTCAGATAATCGGGATAGCATCCTATCGATTTGATCTTGGTTGAATGTACCTTCCATACGTGTTTTTGTTTTAGAATAAATTTCTGAAAAGAAACTGCCACCAACAAACGAACGTTCTTTTTCTATGTAAGTATGTATCTCAGATAGTAATCCATCGAAGTTTTCAGTGCCAAGAAATAACATATATTCACGGAGAGTAGGATGACCCACTGATTCCATGCTATATGAGAAGGGATCATAATCAACACCAAAGGTTCTTACTGTGTAAGGTTTGAGTATGTCAGGTATGTTCTGAAACCAAGAATACTCTTTGTAGATTTTATTTTTATCTGAAGAACTTTTAGTTACGATATATCTATCGGTCTTGAGTTCATTGAAGTGCCTACAAAGAGGTGTCTTTCTTTCGTTTACATATTCTTCTAGAGTACCGAAGTCACGAACAACAAACTCATGCAGTTCTAGATTATCAATATCTTTTAACCAAAAAGAAAATTGAGTTTCTTCATTGATAGGATTGTTAATGATATCGCCAATACGATTGAAGTCCTGCTGTGAAACGTAATACAAACCATTCAACGCCCACAGTTCTTCAACCGCAGGACGTTCTTTAGGTTTATCAAACAGTTCGATACCTGGAGCAACCAAGCACCACCGTTCCCAGTCATGTACTATTTGATAGGATAGAAAGTGTTTATCAAGTTTGACCTCATCTTCAATGATGATATCAGATAGCACGATAAGCACGTCATCACATTCACGACGACCCGACCAAACGCTGGTAAGTGGACCCTCGTTCTTAGACTCATCCGGAATGCTGAAACCAACCTTATCGTATGTAGGATACATACCCAATATCTCTTCATACATAGAAAGATATTTTTCTTTGACCACTATAGTAAACATGTCAACCTGATCATACAACTTTTCGATGTTATGCTGTATGATCGGTTTGCCATGGTATGGTAGTAAAGATTTCGGATATGCTTTACCTAGATCTTTGAATCTAGATGCTGCACCTGCACTTGGAATTATACAATTTATCATATCACTATTATATCATAATTCGAGTAGAAAGTAAACTTAAAAGAACTCATCAAGCGAAGATACTTCTGCCTTTTTATTTCCTACAAATCCATCTTCGTCGATCATACCTTTAGCGACTAGGAAATCATTCCACTCATCTTCTGCCCACATACCTTCGCTGATGCCGTTCCACTTAGTGCGTTGTAGTGGATGGTCAGGATTCAGTCGACGAGACTCAACATACTCATAGCGAGCAGTTTCATACTCTTTTGATTTGAGTTCCTGCATACCGTCACGCATATATGACACCATAGAGATGCGTTCCATATCTTCAATATCAAGACCAGCAGGTGGAATCAGTTCAGTGTTACCATGAATAATACCAGCATTATTTACTAGCAACGCATCTCCTGGACGTAGATTAACTGCTACACGATATTCTGGCAGTACAAACAGACCACCTTCCCAACCGATGTCACCTTTAGTAACAGTAGATAGGTTAGAAAATCCTGGAACATAGTTAGCACCGTCACGATGCGCAGTTGTACGATAGTTTTTGTTTACAGTGATAGTAGAAAACGCAGTATCTTCTGCTACAATAAACCGTTTATCTAATGCTTCTGCAACTTTCTTTTGACGTGCATACCGTTCAGGAACCAGTTCAGCAAACATGCTGTTGAGTTTACGCATATATGGATAACACTTTTCAAACTTACCCATGTTCTGCTCGGTATAATTAGTCGCACGACCAAACGGAATACGAGGATACCGATCATAGAACCCAGCGATACCAGAGTGGATTGCTGCTGTATATTTTGTATCTGTAATAAACTTCTTGATCTCTTTAATCTTTTCAACAGTAAGTTGATCATTCTGTAATAGATTTAAAAAGAAGTTGTCATACTCATATCCTGCCTGAGCAATCTTACCACGATGCCATAGTGACGCACGTTTGTCCCAATGAAAATTAAGATCACCGTTTTTCTTTACATAGTCGTCCATAATATCTTGAGGTGTTTTACCTTCAAGATTATTACTTTGCAGAAGTTTCATAATATCTTCTTGCCAAGGGAAAACCCAATCACGATTGCCTTGCTTCTGTGTACCGATAGTTCCAGTAGACGTACCACGATTATTTGATAAAGTAGCAGCACCGATCAAACCATCATAAGCACCGTCCATCTCTTCTTTGGTAAACACGTTCTTGCGAAATCTAAATCCAAGATTCTCTTCGCTATTGAACGCACCATCAACTGTAGAAACAGGTGGTGCATAAAAATCTGCATCACCATCTACAATCATATCAAAGTGAGTATCGTCTAGAAACTCATTGAGTAGATGCTCACAATCTACTTTGCGTGTTGCTGTGATGGTTCGGATACCATCAATCATTTCTTCATTAAACATGAAAATCCTCCATGAGTTATTATATCATATATTGTTATTTATGTAAAGTGAATTCTTTATCTTTTCCATATATTCTTGAACAATTTCAACTTTACGTTCATCAGTTTCCCTATGGTATCTTGGAGCACTGTATTTCAAGTTATCACCAGAAACAATTATAGATTCCTTTGAAACATTAAGCATCTCTGCCACTTGATCAATTTCATATTCAGAACTGCTAAAATATATAGACAAGATTTGGTTCTGAGGAATTACTTCGATCGGAGACTTAGAGGCAGGGAATCCATCAAGTGTTATTTTTCTAATAGAGTTAATCCAAATAGAATCAGTCGGGATATCTACCATACCAACAAGACGTTTTATCATTTCATTGGCAGATTCACGTTCTCGAACAATCTTTTGCTCAACTTCATTGCCTTCTAGTGGAACTCTAGGATAACCCATACGACTACAATAGGCATCCATCTCATCTAAAATATTATTCTCAGGATCTTCGAACCACTCAGTCTTATCACATCTTGAACCAGAATTAAAATTATGTACAACCCACTCTAGGTCATGCATAGACTTTTTGTCGGGGCATTCCCAAGCAGCAATGTAACTATAACCAACTGGACCTTTGGTTCTATTTAACTGATATTCGCGTTGTTCTAAGTTAGTAGTAAAACCAACCTTCCTGTAAGGAAGTGCTGTGCTTTGCGACTTAAACAAATCGATATACTCACCGAAATAAACGTAAAACTTTTCCATTATATTATTCCTTATCTTCATTCAAACATTTATGGCGCATTGTAGCACAACCATAACAATCACAATCTTCTTCATCATACCTATGAATCGGAGTAGTTTGAAACTCAGTCATAGTCATACCTAAAAATCTGATTTCTTCAGTTGTATCATAATCCATTATTAAAGTGCCTCCACAACTTGCTGCCATAATTTCTCAGCACCGTCATCATCGGCGAAACCTTCATCAGCAGCAAAGTCCATAGAAGAACCACCCATAACGGTAGTCGCTAGACCTTTTTCTTTTACGAAAGAAACTAACTCAGAAACACTTTTGCTCCAAAAACGATCATCGTCACGTGCTGTAAGTGAAAGACCTCCGAAGTCTGCGTTCAAATACCAAACACCAGTTACATCATTGATTTGTGTTGAATGAATAGTCATAATATTTTCCTCTCAATTAAAACTCTCTACCCTTATATTATATCATACTTTTAGCAGGAAGTAAAGGAAAAAATGAAATAAAAAGAAAAAAAGTTTACATATTTTTATAGACGTATTCAAGTGCTCGATCTGCCTCTTTATCCATAGGACGGTGGGCATACCAGTTACCAGTTTCTGAATCTAACTCACGACACATCTTAGATATCTCGGCAGCACTGATAGGATATTTTCTTTTGATAGCATTACCAGCAACTGATACCATTATTTGAAACATTTTATGATACCAACCAGTGTTACTTATCGATCTGTATTCTGCTTCCAAATTGCGAGGGAAGAAGGGACAATCACGATAGGATGACCATTGAACATCAGTCTGGTCAAGTTTTTCTTTTCGGTGTTTGATGACTTCTTTTTGGATTTCTTCGGGGAGTCTGTCAAAGAAGGAGTTGAGATTTGATTTTTCTGCATAAGCATGCTTTCTCATTAATTGATTAGGATCAATATAATCACCATCTCGATTAGAAAAAATAAAGTTATGAGCGACAGCATACCTCGCAGGGATGTAATACATTCTTGATAAGTCTTTAGTCTGCTTATCTGCGAGGTCGCCGAGTTCTGAGTTAAGAGCGAACCAGAAGTGCTTGATTTTGTCTCGTTCAACCGATGTCGTAAGTGGGAAGACAATTCTAAACTTTGCCTGACGTATCGTGCTGCTAGCTGTGCTATAGCAAACGAAATAATGACTACCAAAACGTTCAACCAAATCATCTTTTAATTCCTTCTCGCAAATATAATCGTCAACGTCTACTGCTGCCCAACCTGCCCACTCGATGACATTAACATTTTTACGAGTAGTATCAGGAGTGTAAACAGCAGGAGACATTAACACTGCGTCTTTTTTAGACTCTAAGTTTTCATCTGATAATTTATATAGGAACTTTTCAAACGCAGGAAAGTCAGGAAAGTCCATACGTTTGTCAGTTTTATTATCGAATATACTTTTAAAAATAGTCAGAGATATCATAATTATACATCACAAGTTCTTTGCGTTTCTTTTGTTCTTTTAAATAGTCACCAACTGAACGCATAGTATATGTCAGATCGAAAGCATCCATATTCCAACCATCGAAACGGTCTGTAACTTTTTCATCTGCATTATAAGATATTAATTGACTACATGAAGATTTGTTACATCGTTCAGCAAATAAGTCATGATCAAAACCTTTATGCATATCACCTTTCCTACCATACAAACTATCTTTGATATCATACGGTGGGTCAAGATATACGAAGGTATCAGGATTATTATCAAGCAACTCAGAATAATCTAGATTAGTAATTTTCCAGTTCTTAATAATATCAGCATATTCTAATAAAGAATTTATGCTTCTTATGCTGAAATTACTTTTAGAAGAGGCAAGACTGAATCCTGATGATTGAGTCAGACCACTGAACGAGCATTTATTAACAACATAAAAACAAACTGCTTTTTCAAAGTTAGATATATCTGTGTTTATCTTTTCACGACATTCTAAGAATAGACTTTTAGCACTCTCGTCCGAGTTAGCACCAGATTTAAGATACATCACTTCATTATGTAAGTGTATAGAATCATCACGCAAATGATTCCAGAAATTATACAGTTCCCAATATTTGTCGTTCACCCAAACATTTAGATTTGGATATTTTTTAGATACAAAGAGTGCAACTGAACCGCCACCGAGAAAAGGTTCACGATAGTTACTATACTTACCGACATTCGGAAAGTAACTATCTAATTGTTTAGTTGCTCTAGACTTTCCACCTGGATATCTCAGTGGTGTTTTCAGTCGCTTCAATGAATCCATAATACACTCCAATCTTGAGCATATATTATATCACGTTTTCTGGGAAAAGTAAAGTGTTTTTTAAGTCTGGTTCAGAATAATTTGGACCTTTCAAAACTTTACCATCTTCCCTATAGATAGGTTTGCCGTCTTCACCGAGTTTGCTCATATTAGAACGTTGAACTTCAGCGAAGCATCTATCTAAGTCGATACCGAAAGCATGACCTGCTCCATAGGTAACGTATAGAATATCTGTAAGGGCATCAGCAACTCCAACAAGATCCTTATCTTCAATCGCTTCCCACATTTCTTCAAGTTCTTCGGCGATTAACTCAAGTCTTAGTTTTTGAGTTTCTTCGCTGGGGAAGTCAGGATCCTTCTTTACGTCCTGTCCGAACGTCTCCATAAAGTCTCCGACCATTTCAAAATTAGTTTTATCCAAAGAAATCCTCCAGTGTTGATTGTTCCTCGACCGACCAGTTCATAGCGTCAAGGATTGGTTTAAGTGGTTCTACAAAAGTTTTATCAAACTGCTTTTCATAATCTACAAACTTATCTAGTGCCACTTCTTTAGGAATAACATCCGGAAAGGCGATGATATTTTCTTTGAGTGTGTTTGGCATTTTAAGATAGCAGAATTTGATTCTTGTACCGTTTACAATGAGTTCATATTTATTATTTAATTTAAAATCTTTTATCGTTTTGTTATAGAGGAGCGACCCACGAACGTGAATAGGTGTACCCTTCTTGTAAATAGTTTTGCGATCACTCCAGTCAGTAATATTCGAGACAGACCTCGGAAATGCCACTGCTTCGGGTGGGAGCGATTTGAAATCCTGTTTGAATTTCTGTATGAAGTTCTGAGCATCTTTTTCGTTGCCTGATATGATGACCCTAAATATCTCTTTGAATTTATCTCGGACAATCTCAGGAGTGGATGATTTGATCGCCTCAATACCCATGATCTTGAGTTTCGGTTCAGCATACTGCACACCTTCACTATTATGCACATTTAAAATATATCGTTTTTTTGCAGTCCATATACCGCGATCCGCGATAACCTCACGACCCATTTCCATACGTGGTTTGTG